AGTTTTAAAGACTAGATCAGATTTAATTCAAATGGGTTTTGATAGAGAAGTTGTTGAAAACCTACCAACTCAAAATACTGTTCTTCTTAATGAAGAAAGATTAACAAGATTTTCCGATATAGATGAAAGTCCTTTAAATGATTCACCAGATGAATCAACTGAGGATATAGAAATTTATGAGTGCTATGTTAAAATTGACATGGACGGAGATGGTATTGCAGAACTTAGAAAAGTAATTGTTGCTGGAAGTAATGGTAATACAGTTCTTGAAAATATGCCTTGCGATTTTATTCCTTTCTGTTCTTTAACTCCGATTCCAATGCCACACAGATTTTATGGTAGATCAGTTTCAGAATTAGTAGAAGATGTTCAATTAGTTAAATCTACTGTTATGCGACAGTTGTTAGATAATATGTATTTAACAAATAATAATAGAGTTGCTGTAATGGACGGAATGGTCAACTTGGACGACCTCTTAACAAACAGACCTGGAGGAGTTGTTAGAACTAAACAACCACCATCTCAAGTTATGATGCCAATGCAAAATCAAACTATTTCGCAACAAGCATTTCCATTATTAGAATACCTAGACACAGTTAGAGAAACAAGAACTGGTGTTACAAGATACTCTCAAGGTTTAGATGCAGACAGTTTAAATAAAACTGCTACTGGTGTTAATACTTTAATGAGCCAATCTCAAATGAGAATGGAACTAATCGCTAGAGTGTTTGCAGAAACAGGAATTAAAGATTTATTTAGAAGAATATTTGAGCTTACAGTTAAGTATCAAAACAAAGAAAGAATTGTAGAATTAAATAACAAGTTTGTAGCAGTTAGTCCTACTGAATGGAAAAACAGATATAACATTTCAATAACTGTTGGACTTGGAGCTGGTTCTAAAGATCAACAAATAGTTATGTTGAATAATATTTTACAAAAACAACTACAGGCTTTCCAATTGCAAGGCAATAAGGAATACCCAATGGTTAATTTAAAAAATATTTACAATTCATTAGCAAAAATTATTGAAGAAGCTGGACTTAAAAATGTAGAGAACTACTTTATTAATCCAGATCAAGGTAAAGACTTAATGCAACCTAGTCCTCCACCTCAACCTACTCCTATTGAGAAAATAGAATTTACTAGAATAGCAAGTGAAGAAAAACGAAAAGTTGCTGAGTTAGAATTAGAAGCTAAAAAATTAAAAGCTGATACAGCAGCATCTATTTTAGGATTTGAAACTAAGATTAAGGAAATGGAGCTAAAATATAATACACAAATTGATGCAGCTAAAATTAAAGCTGATGCTGAATTAGAAAAATTAGTAACATCAAATAGAAATAAAACTTTCCTTGCAGTACAACAATCATCAGACAAATTAGATCAACAAGTGAGTAATTTAGATGGACAACAACCAATTGAACAGCGACCAACACAACCAGCTCAACCAGGAACTGAACCAAGCGAACAAGGCTAAACAACTTTTTGAAAATCCTTTATTAAAAGAATCTTTTGATAAATTAAAAAAATTATATACAGAAAGTTTATTTAATACTGGTGCAACAGAAACTGAAGCTAGAGAAAAACTTTGGTTAGCTTACAATGTTGTAAGTAAGGTTGAACAAAATTTATTAGAAATTTTAGATACTGGAAAATTAGCTTCTAAACAATTAGAAGATTATAGAAACAGTATCAACAATAAAAAATTCTAATCACAATGATTAGGATAAGCCAACCTCATTAAGAGGAGCTTAACCCACAAGGAAATATATGTCAGACAATCAAGGCAATCCATTAAAAGGATCTGAAACTGATTTGCAAAAAGCAACAAAAGCTGTAAATGGTTTATTAAACCCTAAAGAAGAAGAAACTATTGGACAACAAGAAGCTCCAAAGGAAGAAATTAAACAAAATTCTCCTGAACCAGAAAATGTGGAATCTGAAGAAGATCAACCACAGGAACAGGAAATAAGCGAAGAAACTGAAAATGAAGATGAAGTTTCGGAGCAAGATGTATCTCAAGACGAAGAACAGATTGATACTCAAGAGAAACTAGAAGATTCCACCTACAAGGTAAAAGTTGCAGGTCAAGAATTAGAAGTTACCCTTGATGAGTTGAGAAATGGTTACTCAAGAGATGCTGACTATAGACAAAAGACTGAAGAACTTTCTAATCAAAGAAAGAACTTTCAATCTGAGTCTGAAAAGCAAAGACAAGACTATTCTCAAAAACTCAATGAGTTGAATCAGAGATTGTCAACTGCTCAACAAGACCTAAACGCAGAAATTAATTCTGCTGATTTAGATAGAATGTATGACGAAGATCCAACAGAAGCTGCAAGAGTAGAAAGAAAGTTGAAGAAAAAGCAAGATGCTTTGAATCAATCTTTACAACAAGCTCAAGCAGAACAAAAAGAACAGTTCAGTTCTTTCTTGCAAGATCAACAAAGAAAATTGGTATCAAAAATGCCAGAGTTTTCTGATCCAGCAAAGGCTTCTACTTTAAAAGCTAATATGAAAAGCACACTTAACAATTATGGGTTTAACGACCAAGAAGTTGCTCAAGTGTACGATCATAGAATAGTGATGTTGGTTAATGATGCTATGAAGTATCGAAGTATGCAAAATTCAAAACCGAATATTGCAAAAAAGATTACTAAACCTAGCAAACCTTTTTCATCAGGTGTTAAGCAAGGCAAATCTGAAGCTAACTTAAAATTGAGGAGAGAAAAGTTTAGTCGTCTAAAAAGCTCTGGCAGTATGAAAGCTGCTCAAGATGTTTTCTTAGACATGATAACTAACAAATAACCTCAACAATAAGGAAAAATAACTATGGCAATCGTAGCAAATACATTCCAAACTTATACTGCTATTGGTAACAGAGAAGATTTATCAGATATTATCTATAACATCTCTCCTACTGATACTCCGTTTATGAGTTCAATTGGAAAAGAAAAAGCAGAAGGAACATTCCATGAATGGCAAACTGATGTTTTAGCAGCAGCAGCAACTAATGCTCAAGTAGAGGGTGATGAAATCGCTTTCACAGCAGTAACTCCGACATCAAGAATCAATAACAGAACTCAAATTTCAAGAAAGTCTGTAATTGTTTCTGGTACTCAAGATACTGTTAATACTGCTGGAAGAAACCAAGAACTAGCATACCAAATCTCAAAAAATGCTAAAGAGCTTAAAAGAGATATGGAACTTGTTCTTTGTAACAATCAATCAGCAGCAGTTGGTTCAGCTACAGCAGCTAGAACTTCTTCTGGTTTAGCATCTTGGCTTCAAACTAACATCAATGCAATTGGTGCTAATGGTCAAAATGCTAATAATGCTGACCAACCTGGTTTTGCAAGAACTGATGGAACTCAAAGAGCCTTTACTGAAGCTCAGTTAAAAGGTGTTGCAGCTTCTACTTGGAACTCAGGTGGAGATCCATCAATGATTATGTTGGGTTCTTTCAACAAACAAAAACTATCAGGCTTTACTGGTGGTTCTACTAAAATGACTCAAGCAGATGACAAAAAACTTGTTGCTGCAATTGATATTTATGAATCAGACTTTGGATCAATGACTGTTGTTCCAAATAGATTCTCAAGATCAAGAGATGTTTTTGTAATCCAACCTGATATGTGGGCAGTTGCTTACCTTAGAGATTTCCAAATGATTGATCTAGCTAAGACAGGTGATGCTGAGAAAAAAGCTATGTTAGCTGAATATACACTTGTTGCTAAAAACGAAGCAGCGAATGGTGCTATATTTGATTTAACAACAGCTTAATCAAAATACTTATAGGAGGGGATTAATTTCCCCTCTTATTACTTAATCAATAATTTTGTTTTCTTTGAAGATTTAATATCGGAACGAAGCAATACAAAAAAAGGAAAATACAATGAGAACACTTAACGACTACTTTATAACATCTGCAATTCCAGATGTATCATCTGGATCATCAACTTTTGTATGTGTACCTGATGGTGGAAGAATAATTAAAATTATTACACACAACAAAGCTACAACTACTGGCACAGCAGCTATCTCTTTTGAAATAGGTGGTGTTGCAGTTACTGGTGGTGCAATTAGCCATACAGCTTCTGGATCAGCAGGTAGAATTAAAACTGCCGAACCAACAGCAGCTAATAGAGTTGAAGAAGATGGAACTATTGAATGTATCACTAATGGTGGTTCAACAAATGCTTCTAAAATGGAAATCACTTTCGTTATCAGAAGATAATTACAAATTTTGTGGGGATCTTGTCTAGCGATACTTCCCCACAAATACTAATCAATAAAAGGAAATAAATTATGCCATACGGAATGGGAACTTACGGATCAAAAAAAGGTAGACCACCTAAAAAAAAAGGTAAAAAGAAAAAATCAAAAAGCAAAAAAAAAGGAAAATAAATTATGAGTTTTAATTATGGTTTAAGACCAGGAACAATACAAAAAATAACTATGGCATCAAGCAATCCTGCATCTATTGCATCATCTGCTTTTGGTTCACAAAGTGAATATGTAAGAATAGCTTCTTCAGCAGATTTTCATATTATCTTTGGTGGTTCTCCAACTGCTACTGCTAGTCATATTTTTATACCAGCAGATCAACCAGAAATTTTTAAAGTTTCTCCAGGTGAAAAAGTAGCAGCACTAGGAGGTGTTAGTGCTGTGATTTCTATTGTTGAAATGGGTGGCTAGTAGTGGCGAAGCAAAAGTTCACTTCTTTTACTCCAAGAGATAAACCACCAAAATTAGGTAAGCACAAAAAGTCATTAAACAAATCAGAAAAAAGACAAATGAAACTTACTAGATACAAAGGTCAAGGTCGTTAATGAGAAAAATACTTGAAGATACTGATAAGCATATTACTGAAACATTTTTAGATAATGATAAAGATGGTATTATTCAAAAAAGATCACTTGATATTGAACCGATCATAGAAAATAACAAAAAATTATTTAATCAAAATGATGGTTATAGTTCAGATAAAGGACTTAAAAGAATAGCATCAATTCCAGTAGTAATATTAGAGATATGGTGCAAGGAATATCATAAAGATCAAAACAAAGGTAATTGGTTTGAATTACCACAAGAAACTCAAAAGAAAATCTTAAAAGAAAAATTAAACAGTTCTGAATTTAGATATTTTAGAACAGCAGAGGGCAAATTTTAATGGCACTAACAACATACACAGAATTAAAAACATCATTAGCAAACTGGTTAAACAGATCAGATTTAACAACTGAAATAGGTGATGACTTTATTAAATTAACTGAAGCTGATCTTAATTCTAAATTAAGAGTTAGATCAATGATAGCTCAAGTTAATATAACTGTAGATGCAGAAACAGCAGCTTTACCTACCGACTTTTTACAAATTAGAAATTTTTATATTTTAAATGGTCAAACAAAAGTCCCATTAGTTTATACAACACCAGCATCTATGGACACAACCAATGGAACATCAACTACTGGTTTGCCAACTACTTATACAATCTTAGGAGATACATTAAGATTTTCTCCAAAACCAGATGCAACTTACACAGCA